CAAACTGCTTCCCTGACGGTGGCAAAATAAAATACAAAGGTGTGGTGCCTGAAGTCTGAGGCAGCAACTTGGCTTGAATTGTGTTGAAGTTGGTCTGCGCTGAGGTTGCACCCGCGCCAAAAGTCTGGAAGGTGATTGAGATTGTGCGACCACCCAGAAAGTCACGCCCTGAGAACATACCGTCAGCGTAGCCACGGTTGTCATCTTGATTGCGGATCCCAGGCAGTCCCTCTAAGCCTTCCACAGACAAGATTTGGTATGGAGATCCAGCACCGCCAAAAGACAAACCAGCAAAAGAGAATTGATAATCATTTGTTACAACAGGCATTAGATGTCCACCCGCGCCCCTCTTTGGCTAAGGGGCAGTGTTGCTGTCCCGAATTTGATTGCACTCATAGTCTGCGCTGAGATTTCGCTTGCGCTGGCAGTTGGGTATGAGATGTTTTGAGTTAGATTGAAACCTGATGCCGCGTTGATACCTGCAATGGTATTTGTGTTTACATAACCGCCATTGTTATTTGGCATTGTTGGCATAACAGGGGTGTAAGCAGGCGCATTTTTCAGTGCATTGACAGCAGCCTGCTTTGCGCCTAACTCTGCAAGAGTCTTTGCCAATTCAGTCAACTTCTCTTTGAGATCATCAATGCGCTCTTGGGTGTCCTTGGCGATTTGGTCTAACGCTTCATTGTAGGTTTTCTGCACGTCAGCCAAAGACTCAGCAAGAGTCTTTTGAGCCTCAGCAACTGACTCTTTGTAATTCTTGTCTGCTTCAGCAAGTGCCTCTTTGAGATCCTTTGCAGCCTCAGCCAGTTTGTCGTCACGCTCAGCCTTTGCCTCAGCCATAGCCTTGCTGTACTCATCGTTGGCTTCAGCCAGCGCCTTCACCATGTCTGCGTTGATTTCAGTGATTGAAGTTTTGAGGTCAATTGAAACCTGCGCGTAAGCGTCCATGAGTTCCTGGGTTGCTAACTTACCGCCTGAGTTCATTGTCTTGGCGAGCGCGTCCAAACCAGTGTTTGAGGTGCTTTCCATTTCAGTAAACGTTGCTTGCAATTCTCTAATTGACTCTGGAGAGGCATTTCGTATGGCGTCTGCCAGTGAATTACCCACCTCTGGACCAGCCGATACAACCTGCTCAATAAAGGTCTGAGAGAAACCCTGCGCCTGTAAGAATGCTGCGTTACTGGCAAGGTTTTTGGTTGCACTTAACTTTGTTTTCAAATCAGACAATGCTGTTTCAACTGACACGCCACCGTTGAACGCGTCAGTAAGGCTAACCCCTGTTTTGGAAGCAAACGCATTACGCAAACGATCCATTGACTGTTGGATAATTGACTGTTGCTTCTCAGCAGCCTTCTTGGTGAGGTCAGCAGACTTTTCAGCAGCCTTCTCGCGTATGTCTCTGAGAGTGTCCTGAAGTTTGACTTCAAGGTCTGCTGTGCGCTTTGCGTAGTCTTTGTTGATTGAGTCAATTTGCTCTTTGTTGCGCTTGTACGCAGCAGCAGTGGCTTCAAGTAGTGTCTTGTCAGCCTTCTCAACTGACTCAGCGTATTGCTTACGAGCCTTTGCCGTGTCCTCATCGCGTCGCTTGGTTGCTTCTGCAACCTTCTCTTGTGAGTCTGCAATGACCTTGTTCATGTCCTTGTAAACCTTGGACACGTCTGCCATTGCCTTTTTAATGTCCTCAGCCTTCTTTTTGGCAGCAGCAGGATCGAGTGCGCCACCTGCACCGCCACCGTCACCTGCGCCACCAGTCTTGCCTGAGCCGTAGGTAAACGCGCCTTCACCGTATCCCGCGTTGGCTTTCTTCAGGTCTGCCAAATTCTTTGCTGTTGTTTTGATTGACTGTGAGGCTTTTTCAGCGCCGTCAGCAATTCCCTTTGCCCAGCCCATGCCTGGTACCTTTGCGAGCATACCGACAAACTTGCCAATGCCTTGAACCAACAAAGCAAACCCGTTGAGGATTACCTGAACACCCTTGATGACAATACCTCTGAACGTCTCAGACTTTTTCCAAGCCCAAACAAACGCAGCACCCAACACGGTCAAACCAGTGATTAACACTCCAACAGGGTTGGCTCTCATAGCCATGTTCAACATCATCATCGCGCCCCTGAAATTCAAAGTTGCGATTGCAGCAAGAGAGTGACCTGCTGCCATAGCCTTTGTAACAGCGGTATAGACAGTCATGACTGTTTTGGTAGCGACCACTGCTGCCTTGAACGCGTAAAAACCTGCTGTTGCTGTGGCAAGAATGATTGCAAACATTTTGAGCGCGTCTGCGTTGTCTTTGAAATACTTTGCCACTGACTTTAGAATTGGAATAATCGCAGCAGTAACCTTCAACAATGCGTTGAACGCTGGCAACACTAGATCTCCAATAGCCACCTTTGCGTCAGCAAATTGAGCGCTGAGAGTTTTCATTGTGTTGGCTGTGCCGTCTGCGGTACGCGCATAGTCGCCCTGAGCCAGTTTTGTTTGTTCCATTACCAACGCATAAGTCACCTGAGCCTTGATTGCAGGATCCATTGCGCCCTTGATCTCACCAAAACCCATTGCCATTGCTTTGTTTTTGAGAGTCACTTCATTGAGTGCCACGCCAAATCGCTTCAACGGTTCAGTCTCGCCAGCCAAACCTGAGCGCAATGCGTTGATTGCTTCTTCAGTTGAAGTGTTGTTGAAAGATCCTAAGTCAGCAGCAAGTTGAACCAGCGTGGTGGACATTTCATTTGCTTTGCCTTGCCCAATTCCAAACGCCTGAAACAAGTTGCCGTAAGTTCCTGCTGCCTCAATCGCAGCCTGATTAGACATACCCATGTTCTTTGCTGCACTGTCGCCAAACTTGAAAACCGCGTCAGCGCTATCGCCAAACACAACCTTAACTTTTGACACAGACTCAGCCATGCTTGACGCAGACATCACTACATCTTTGCCAAACTGAACAACCTGAGTTGCAGCAAACGCCACGCCCAAAGTACCCGCCATGCGCTTTGCGCTGGCAAGCATGTTTTGCATACCTGTATTGGCAGTAGCAACACTGCTATTCATGCCCTTGATGCTTGCTTCAGCCTGAGCCAAACCAGCCTTCAGTTGAGATACATCTGCTGCAATTTGAACCATGATTGGCGGGATTGCGTTTGTCATGTGCTATCCCTTCACTGCTTTGAGAAATGCTGCTGTAAAGATCCTGTTCAAAGATCCATTGCGGATTAGATCCTCAGCGGCAGGTCTTAGGTAAGGGTATTTTACGCCACTTTTCCAACGCGGTGAGCCTAATTCAACAGCCCTAGCATACTCTGTGCTTGCCCCGACAACTGCAATGTAATTACCAAATCCATACTTCACGTCAGTTCTAATAGATCTACGCAACGCGCCTGTGACTACGTTTGGTCCAGGTCCAGTCCCAGGAATGTGACCTTGACCCTTTTTGTGTGTTCCTGTGTTGGCGTTGATTTGCGCTTGACGTTGGATCGCAAAACCCGCAGTAGCAATTGCAGTTTGCGCAGCACGTTCAAGTTTGTCCTCTTGAACTTCTAAGCCAGCAAGCACGTCAGCAAGATTGCGTATGACTACTGCACCCATTACTCACTCGCCCTTTCCGCTTTTGCGCTCTCCACCGTTGCTGCTATCGAGATAAGCCAATCTGCTGTGCCAGCAGGTAACTCATCTACTTGGTCAGGTGTCCAACCAAACCGATCTGCAAACTGGAAGTAATACCATTGGTCGTCAGGGTATTCAAAGTCCTCATGTCTTTGTCCACCCTTGATTACCCATTTTAGGCGTTCAAGTTGTCGGTATGGGCTTTTGGGTCTGCCTCAGTCTCATCTGTTTTACCCAACTTTGGGAACAGTGACTTTTGTGCTTCCTTGGTTTCCTCAACCAGAAAGTCATAATCTTCCATAGTGAGTTCGCCTAGCATCTCAACCTTGACTGACGGGATAATCAAATCAAATGACCAATCCTCAATCAGCATTGCCAATAGTGCGTCTGTGAGCGCCATTGCCTTGGATAGATCTCCACCCTCAGCCTCATCTGTCACGCGCATGACACGCTTGCGGTCTTTAACGCGCAGTGAGTTTGGATCCTTGAATGTGACTGTTGCGCCTGACGGTAATGTTACTTTCTTAGCCATTTTTGCCTCCATGTAGGTTTGCCTTCATTTTATTGTACTAGATAGGGCAATGGGGTGCGGGATCGCGGGAAGGCAATTCCACGATCAACCTGACCACCCCATTGCTTGGATCTATTAGATATAGGTACCTGACGCCTTTGCGTTTTGTAGTACCCACTTGATGTTGCTGAAGCCACCTGAGACACCAGCATCAGTTGTATTACCCTGAGCGTTCAAGTCAACTGTGACCTGTACGTAATCTTGTCCACGCTCAATCACTGCTGCGGTGTACGCACCCTTTGTGATTGTTGCTTGGATCTGAGTTGCTGTCGCACCTGCGCCCTGAGCCCAGTTCAGCACGATTGCTGGCTGAGTGTTGGTTAGGAAACGTGTGAGTTCTGTGTCGTTTTCCATGACAAATGTGAACTTACCTGTTGTCTCCAAAGCACCGACAAATACCGCGTATGGGTTCTGAGTGTTTGAGATACCAAAGATAGGTGTCACTGGGCGCTTCATGTCAATGTTTCCTGACACGGTGTTTGAAACCGCTGAACCGCCGATTGATACAGTACCAGCCCAAACTGGAGTTGGAAGCACTGTGCTGAAAGTAGGCACTGGAGCAGTCGTTGTTGCTGATTGGAAACCAGTTGTCTTGGCGTCGTATTCAAGCATACCGTCAGCATTGAACTTCAATGAGAAATCAGTGAACTGAACGCCTGGGTATTGACGCACGTTTGCTGCATAGAAATCAGTGATTGTGTATGACAGTGGTTGAGCGTCTGCTGCTGCTGTGAGAGAGTTTTTGAGCGCGATTGTGTGAGTGAAAGGTGCTGAGGCACCTACTGTGGCACAAGCGCCTAACAAACCAGTTAGCGCATAACCAATTCCGTCAGCGAACGCTGCTGAACTGAAATCAAAGGTTGAATACTCGCGCCCTGGAATGTAGTTGTAGTTCTCAACAAGCGAACCACGTAGTCCCTTGTCGTACAGCGGATCAATGATGTCTGCTGGCTTGACGCTATCAGCCATCACCATTAGATAATCTGTTGCTGCAACTGCAGTTCCCTTGGTTACTTCTTTCGCAATACCTATGTAACTGCGTACGCTATTTTGTCCTGGCATTTCACTCTCCTAATGTCGTGTCTGACGCGGCAGACGTTGCTGGTGTTGATTTGTGTGCGCCTGCTGGTACTACATTAGGCACGTCAAACTTGTCAGGCGCTTCAAACTCTTCGCCTGGCTTCACGGTAATCCCCAACGTAGGGAACACGCGTGAGTCTGTTCCTGTGTATTTGTACTTCATTTGTCTCCCTATGCGTTGATCATTTCCGTGACTTCAAATTCTACCTCAGCATACGTTTCCGTCATGCCTTCTTCAGCCGTGGAAGGCTCACCGTAGCGCGTAGTGATACGCGGTTCAGCGCCCTGCCATACCAAAGTGCCGTTCACGTCCCCAAATCGGTGATCTGAACGCAGGCGTGTTTTGATTGCATCAATAAGCGTATCAAAATCTGTCATTGCTTCTTCAGCGTTTCGCACAAATGAGTGCTGATAGATCTGCAAAATGATCGTGTAATCAACACGCTTAATACCGTTGGTTGCACCGCCAATAGCAACTCTGCTCTCAGTCTCTGACGCAATGAAGATAATCGCAGCAGCACGTGAACTAGATCCAGGTGTTGTGTTGACGTTGAAATCAATGCGCTTGGGAAATGACGTGAAGATCTGGTTGAGGTTTGTAATCTGTGGCGACGATAAAAATGAATAAATCGTTGCGCGTACCCCTGTGCGCCCTGCCATTAACGTATCCTGCGGTAAAGGTTTACCATGTCTAGGGCTAACTGAATGTCACTGCCGTAACGTGTGTTACCTGTGATCTCACTGCCCTGAGCGCGAGTGGTAATGCTCATTGTGTTTGACTTGTCTCCACGGATACGCAAAAACGCCGTTGTAACCAGGATTGCAGCCTGTTTGATCGCATTAGGTAGATTTCCTATGGCTACACCCGCAGAATGCGTAGAAACCAGCGCTGAGGTCAAAGGAACAGTGGTAGAACCGTAGGTGTAGGTTGAAGCAACTGTGACTGTCTCGGATAGTGAACCGTCGTAGATCTTCAAAACCGATCCTGCCCTGATACCCAAACCGCTAGCAACGGTCAATGAGGTTGCAGCAGCCACAGCCGTTGCAATTGTTGTATTGACGTAGCCTGAGACGTAGGTGTATTTGGTAAACATCTGTTGTCCTGGCGCTGAGGCTCCAAAAGAGAGTGGACCAGCACTGGAGTAGGTCGCAGAAAACTGGCTCAGCGGGATAATGATTTGTTGAGGCTCAAACCAACACTGTGAAGGATCTGTCAAGGTCTGAAGATTGTTTGGAGTAGATCCGTATTCAAATGACTCCAGCGCAATAATCGGGTTGTTGTTTGGGTGCAGTGAAATAAAACCTTGACTGTTGGTGCGTACGCGCTGGGTCTCTGTGTAACGGTTGGCAACTAGGTTTTGATTGAGGTACTCGTTCATGTATGAAGAGGCTCTGAAGATCACGTTTGCCAATTCAGCGTCCTGAGCAGCCTGATTACCGCCCACAACAAGGTTGTTAATGTCTAATGAGGTTGGGGCATTTTTGAACTCTGCAACGGTTAGGTATGGGTTTTCCTCTAGTGTGTCAGGCGTGATACCTATTGCCATGTGTTACTCCCCGTCTCTTTGGGGATCCCCGTTTGTGTGACCGCAACGTGAACATTTGCGAAACCAAGATCCAAAACCACATTCTACGCAAGTAAATCCACGCGTGCTGTCTTTTGGATCAACTGGGTTGAGCGATGCTTCAAAAAACCCTTCACGCTTCATGGCTCTTGCTGCACTTGGGCTATCTACGTTGTAGATCCCGCCACGATCAGGCTTGTATAAACGCCCGTTAACTGTTGTCTCTCGTACGCCTTTATCTGGCGCAACCATTCGTCTTGTCATGTTTGCCCTCTCTATTTAAGTAGGGGGTGCGCCCGATGTGGAACGCACCCCCCATTGCCTTACGTATTCAGTTATTAAGCAGACACAATTCCTGAAACTGCACCGTTCCATGCTGGAGCAGTACAGAAGAATGTGCCACGGAAGTATGTGCTGAATTCGTATGCGAACTGAGTTACTGGCCACTGGATACCCATGTAGTCCTGAACCATGAAGTTCGCCCAAACGTCAGATACCTCTGTGTCAGGGATTGGAAGTGTGAATGATAGTACTGGTGCAACACCTGGGTTCAACCATGGGTGAACTTCTAGGTTAATTGACTTTCCAGTTACTTCGTTCTGAAGTCCAGTCACGATTGAACCGTATGTGGTTCCACCAACGCCTGGGTTTTCGATGTTCAAACGGTAGTTCGCTGTTGAACCTGACTTGATCGCGTCTGAGAGTTGCTTACGGTCATTGCCGTTGAGCAATACTAGATCTGGATCAGCCTTTACGTTCTGGTACAAGTTAGCAAATACGGTCTGGAACTCTGCACCTGGGTTAGAGGTAGAGAATGTGCCGTTGATTGCGTTGTTGTAACCTGAGTTTGGACCAAGCACTGTTGGCAAAATGCCGTCGTAGCCTGTTGCGTATGCTGAAGTATCAGCAGCAGCACGTGAGGCAGCAGCACCAGTTGTTGTAAATGCTGCGTTGTTGCCTGTTAGTCCCTGTGTTCCAGCGCCCTGAATTGTGAATGTACCTGTTCCCTTTAGAGTTCCCTGGTACTTCAAGTTTGCTGCGCCTGTTGCAGTTCCAACGTAAATGTTGTAACCAAGTGCGCCTGCGACTGCTGTTGCAACTGTGACTGTTAGTACGTCACCTGAAGCAACTGCTGTTGAGGCTTCTGTTCCAAGGATTGACTCACCAAAACCGTTTACTGAGATACCAGCGTCAGTTGTGACGTTGACATAGTAAGTGGTTGCAGCAAGTGCTGTCTGTCCTGCGCCTGCAACTGGTGAAGCAAGTGTGAATGTAGGTGCTGATAGTGCGCCTGAGTATCCGCTTGCTGTACCGCGTGCCATAAGCATCATGCGCTCTTCCATAAGCATTGTTGCGTATAGAGTTGAGGTTGATGACAACTGGCGTAGGTCTTGGTATCCCAAACCTGAGAAATTAGCGTCAAATGACACTGAATCAGATAGTGAGTATGAGTTGTAAGGCAGGATCAAATCATCTGCTGCGTATGAGATCTTTGGACCACGCTCGTAGTTGATTGAACCAAAAGCAGTTGTTGTGCTTTCAGTAATTCCTGGCCATGTGTTGCCAACTCCACCTGTACCTGTACCTGTGTATCCAAGAATACGCTTGACACGGTGTGATGTGCCTACGCCCTTCTTGCGTGGGATACGGTTACGTAGAGGTGTTGGACGTGGTGTAAGCAACTTTGCTGGCGCTTCAAGATCGAAGGCTGCAAATGATGTGCTCAACGGTGATGTTAGAGAAATGTCCTTCTGAATGTCCTGCATTGCTAGGCGCTGTGCCGCTAATGCATTCTGAAGTCCTGCTGCTGCATCAGGTGAAAGTGACTTGCTTGCTGCAAGTGCTTCCAACTGTGAAGTAGCGTCTGGTGCTGGTGCTTGTCCTGGAACTGATGAAGCGTTGCTCAATGCCTTGCCAAGTTCGGCAGTGTATTGATCCATACGTTCAGCAGCCTCAACAGGGCTAGATCCGTCAAACAGATCCTTAGCGCGTGGCATTTCAGCCATAGTTGTGGTTCCTTTCGGTTGGGTTTGGTTACTTGTTCAGGGTTTCTGCGGCTTCTGCGTAGAACTTGTCTGCGAGTGCCTTGTAACCCTTAGCAAGATCTGGGTCTGTTGCTGCATTTGCTTTCGCTTTGTAGGTGGCTGCTTTGAGCACGAGATCATTTTGAGTTCCCCCTAATGGTCGTGCTGTTCGCTTTGGTCCACCCGCCACTGCGAGAGATTTGGCTTGTGCTAACTCAGTCTCCAAACCTATTGCTTTCTCCTGTGCTGCCTCTTTTGCAGCAACAAGTGAAGCAATCTCTGATTTGAGTGCTTTTGTTGCGCTTTCAACCACTTGCTCTACTATGGCGTCAAGATCCTCTGACTTATCATCAGGGGAATTATCTGTTGCGACTTCTTCAGTCGCTTCTGGTAGTTCCTGATCTTTCAATTCAGTCACTACTTCATCTGCTTCAGGTGACTTAGGTGTCTCACTTGGTGCAACCATGTCGGCTGTTGTGACATCTACCTGACCGTGTGTTTCCTCTGGACGGTGGCAACCGCACTCCAAGCACTTATCCATTGTTGCTGACTTTTCTTCAACAATAAGATCCTCAGCGCCGTCTGCTGCTGTGTCTTGTGTGACGTTTTTCTCTGCGTCGTGCATTTTGCACATTGCGCCCTTGCAACCGCCTTTTTCTGCACAAGCCATGCAACCAGCGCAGTCGCAACCAATGGTTGACTTCATTGCGCTCTTGTCTGCTGACATTTCAATAATCTCTTCAACCACTTCACCCTCTGCTTCTTCACCTTCATACCAAGCGTGTAGGTGACTGATCGCTTCAAGCAGGTGTGCAATTGACTGGATCTCGTTGTGACCCTCTTTCATTGCTTCTGCTTCAATTGAAACTAGGTTTGCCAGCGCGTCGCGTGCTGCTTCAAACTCAGCCTTATCAAACTTCAAAATGTCGCCCACAATGGACTTTGGTACTGAGATAGTTTCTGTTGCCATTGGGCTTCCCTCTTCCGTATTTGTGTCCTCAGATTGTAATGATTTTTTGGCTTTTGCCTTGTATTTTCCGCCACGCTTTTTGTACTCGTTTACCACCCAAGAGTTGGCAACCGCTGAAGGGTAAACATCAAACTTCTCTTTGGCTTCAGCCTTGACCTTGTTGTATAGATCCTTGTCAGCAGGCTCTGAGCGCTCGCCACCAGGCAGCATGTTCTCGTAGTCTTGCTTATCCTCTTTCTCAATCAGATCCTCAACCTGTACCACTGTGTCGTCGCCTGAGGCAGACTTAGCCAATACCAACTGGCAGTTAGGGTTGGCTGGGCGATCCACAAGGCTCACCTCAACAATTTGTCCGTCCACAATGCGCCCGTTTGCTGCTGCCTTATCGCGTGTCACGCGTGGGTTCTTAATTCCAATGCTGAACCCTTTGAGTACGCCTGCTTCAACCTTCTTGACTGAAACTGGATCTACCACGAGTGCAGAAATGTAATGTCCGTCAGCCTTGGCTTCGTAGTCGGTTGCTACGCCTGCTGCAATGTTGCTGTGTTGTTCTCTGATGTTGCCGCCTGACTTGAACCAGTGAGGCATTGCGCGGTCTAACCAATCGCCGTCGCAGATCTGCTGATCAATGTCAATGCTGTCGTCTGTTGCCTTGCCGTAAACGGTCATTGTGCCGTCTGCGTTGCGATCTGCTTTCTCAATCCCAAAAAACGCTGTTGTTAGATTAGACATTGATGATTTCTCCTTGTTTTCGTTTTCTCTGATAATTCTCTTTGCCCAAGCCCAACCAGCGTCACCGCCCCATAGTAACCATGCTATGTAACCTGCGCTGTCTTTGCCCCAGCCTTCACCTTGCTTGTCCACTTCGTGACGCGCAAAAAATGAATTCATGCGTTTGATTGTGTCTAATGATAGCCCTGAACCGTTGGAAAGATCTCTTGCGCGCGCAACCCCTACTTCAGTGCCGCCACGGTTGTATTTGTCCCTGAGTTCTAAGCCACGCTTGGCGTTGGCTCGCACTGGGGCTGGCGGGACAAAACTGTCAGCCATTAATTGCTACCTGTGGTCATAACTGAGACGGTGGTTGAGTTGCCTGAACTGCAAACCGCAAACAATTGCTCACCTGAGAATAAAACGCATTGAAAACGGTTGTTGATACCTGTTGATTGAAACTTGCCAATCACGTAGCCGTTGGTTGAAGTGACGCTTGGATCACCTAAGAATAAATCGTGAGTACCGCCTGTGTTGGCAAGGTACACGTTCATTTCCTCTTGATCCCCGTCATTGACTGCAACGCAAATTGGAGTATCTGTGACGGTGAGATAAGTAGTTTTAAGCGTCATCTATTCCTCAATCCACTCTAACTTGACGTCAGCCAATGCTTCTTCAAGGCTTTTCGTAACTTTAGCAGGTTCAGCGCTGGTTGGTTCGACAAAGTAGGGAAAGCAGTCCCCTTGGGTATGAGAGATCAAAGAGTAAAACGGGATTTGCTTGCCGTTGGGCATTGTCAATAAAGTCTCTTCGTTGAGTTTGCCTGAGTACGAGATCTCGCCCCATGGCGTATCTACTGTTTTAGTTTTGGACGACAATTTGTATCCCCTTTGCTTTGAGTTTGTTTATCATTTCATCACTGGCGCTAGGTGTGTACTGAATAATTACACTTTGAATGTCGTCCAGCGACACGCCACCGTGTATCTGCACTTCCCAATAAGAGTAATTTTTGAACTGAAGGGCAACGTCACTGGGTTCCATGCCTGCTCTCAAAAGATCCGACAGGGAAGATCGTCTCATGTTAGTGCTATTCAATGGTGAGGCTTGCGCCAGTTGATTGCTTGTAACGTTTCCTGATAGCACGTCTGTAATCGCAACAGGGTTTTGCTCGGCAAATGAGTCGCCTAACATCATTGTTGTGCGGTTTTTGACACTCTCTTTAAGTTGAACCTGCACTGCGCCGTACATGCTTGCGTCGCCTTCAAGACTTCCGTAAATTGGGCGCTCAGTAGGCTTGATTGTCTTAGGAATACCCATGGAGTCGGTTTCCACTTTCAATCTGTTTTCCATGTACTCAGAATAAGTAGGTTTTTCAAAGATTGATTTGAAACGCCCGTCACTGACAACGCCCTGCAATGAAGCAGAACTGAGGTTGATACGCAATGGTTTTTGCGCTGCTTCCAAATACGTGTCTTTCAAAATCTTTTCCGCTGCAAGCCTTTGTTCCTCAGGCAACGTGCCAAATCTGTCGTCAAATGTGTTGGTCATCTTGGTTGGATTGAGCGCGTAAGGCATTGATTCAGGCTTAGGCGCAATGTCCACCACGCCGTTTGCGTTTGGCTCAAACTCAGGAATGACAGGCAAAATCGCACAACGACAATGTGGGTGAGCAGGTGGCATGTCTGCACCGCTTGGAAAGGTTGAGCCAATGTTCACTACCGCGCCACTGTTCATTGCACACTGAGGGCAAGGATCTGAGGTTGACCACTCCATTTGCTCCAGTTTTGCTGCTTGGTAGCGAGTGATTGCACCAAACGACATTGCGCGGTTAGTCTCAGTGATTGCAATAGATAGCGCTCGCGCAGGGTTGCCAATCGCGTCGTTGATGAGCCTTGCAGCACGCGTGTCGGATAGTCCCTGAGCGATACTGTCAGCCAGCGCTGTGCCTACTCTGTCGTAGCCAGTCTGGTCAAGATCCTTGATTGTGACTCGCGCTCTGCCTAGTAACTCTTGAAATGCTTTGGGTGGTCGCAATAGTGTCGCCGTTGCAGCATCACCTGGTCTCCAGTTGTCCCAATCCACGTAGTCAGGTGAGCCTGCTTTCTTAGCCTCACGCGCTCTGGCAATTTGATCGTCGCCAAACGCCTCACCCAACACAAAACCGTCTGCCCAAGTCTTTTGCAGCACTTCAAGCAACGGTTCATTGTTGATCCGCATGTTGAGCATTGCCCATGCTCTGGCTCTGGCGCGATCTTGCACAGGGTTTTTGGACACTGCTGGATCTGTGCGACGGTATGCAGCAAGCACCCGCTTAGCGTCAATCCCCTGCCGCAATGCTGCTTGGATCTTACGTGCGTTGGTTGTCGCTATGCGCACATCTGCGTTGTGTGCGCCTTGGTTCATGCTAAATACGCCTTTGCCAATGCTTTGGCTGTATCTAAGTCCCCGTCAAACACGCACTGATTGAGCGCTTCAGCAACTATTGGGTCAATTGTCTTGAACTCAAAATCACGTCCCCTGTCGCCTTTCTTAGCCCACTTCATGAATGCTTGAACCTCTTTAACAGTCTCAACCGTCACTGGTGTCTCTTCAACTTCAGGCTCTTCAACTGCAACTGGCTCTTGAATTGCTGTGGCTTCAGATCCTTCCAGCGCTGGGGCTGTTGTGAGTTGAGCAGCGTTGATCAATCCGTCAGGGCTGAACAAGAACATACCTGCACCGCTAATCAAGATAGGCATGTCTGCTTGTGGAGTGTCTAGTAAAGGCAATCCCATTTCAGATCTGCGCTCATTGATTGTCTTACCGCCTGAGGTGACTTCAATTTGAGCCTTGCGCGCGCTGGCTTCATCGTCCAAGCGCTTGCTTGTCATGAGTTTGAATTCAAGTTCACGCGGCATACCCAAGTAGGTGTATGAAAGGTTGGTCAGCATTTTGCTGATCCAGTTTGCTAGTGGCTGAATACCAATGGCTTCTGCGTTTTGTGCTTGTCCCTCTGAAAAACCTGCACCGCCCAAACCGCCCTTTGGCGCAAATCCAATTTCACTTGGTTGAACTCCAAAGTGTCCACAAATTGAGGTCACAAGGTAATCGTCAAGCGTGTCTTTGAACTTCTCGCCGTAGCCGTCATTGGTTACTGGCACTAAGCCTGTTGGCAATAGTCGTGCGCGCTTGCGCTGTTCTGTCTGTCCCGCAAGATCATCGTTGAGAATACTCTCGTAAGCACGTAGCAAGTCAGGGTTATTACCCCAGTCTGCTGTCGTGGTGAACATCAAATCTGGAATTACGCCGTCAGTGTATTCAGCGCGGATCCATTGCTGACGACGCAAGTAAATGTCAGCCAAAGGTAGTGCGCGCTCAACTGGTGAGTATCCGTAAACGCTTGTTGTGCGACGGTTGCGAACCATGTACGCCAAATCGTCAGCAGTGAACTCACCGTCAGCATTTGGGTCATCGTCGTTTGCAGTGAACTCAGCGCGTGGGAAACCGTAAAGGATCTGTTGGTAAGCAACGTCAGGTGCTTGTGGTCGCATACCTCTGTCGTCCAACATTGGCTTGATTGTTGTGCCGTCTAGGATCTGAAACCCGTAAAGATCTCCACCCACACTCATCTGAGGCCAAATAGCCAGTGCGTCAATAACAAGGATCTCTTCAGCCGCAATCATCAACCAATCTGCAAAGGTCAATCCGTTGCTGCGGTCTGGGTTTTCCCAAAATGTTTTTAAGCGATCAATCTCATCAGTGAACTGTGCGCGTGCAGTAGCCATTGCGCGTACGTGATCTCCACCAAACTCTGCTGCAATCTTTTCTGACGCGTCTGCGCCAAGGACAATGTCCCACTCCAAGCCAACAAGTTTGTTTTTGCTGACTTCAACGCAACGTCGCAAAATGTCAATCTGATCTGCTGCTGCTCGTAAAGTCTTGAACGGGATAAGTTTTGTTTCAGTGATGTTGATGTTCTGTGCTACTTGGTATTCGTAGCGTCGTGGGTCTGGTCGCCCGTCATCGCGCAGTGGGTTGATCGCACCTGGAGTAATCGGTACACCTGGACCAAACGCAACAGGCTTAAACTGTTCACGCCCCAGTGGCACGTTGTTGCCGTATGACTGCCCAATAGATCCATTGCGCATGTCTTGTTCGGTCATTGTTACTGCGCCTGCTGGTAATGCGCGCTTTTCAATTGCTGCTGCAATCTGCTCTGCGATACGGTCTGTTATGCGACCCACGTGTATCTCCCTTGTTTATGCCCCTTGTACTTCAGGCTGGTGTAATGATAGCGCTTCCACACTTCAAACACATAGGTGACGACTTAGGGTTGGGCAGGTTGCACTGAGGGCAAAAGTTAGCAATGGCGTTAAAGTAATTCATCACGTTTTGCGTGCCTAAGAGATCTGCAAACCCCTGCACCAACCCTAAGTCGTCACCTA